CTACCTTCGTGAACAGTATGATGCCTTTGAATCCAATTGGCTTGAGGCTGATGACTTAATGGGTGTCAAGAACACAATGTTTCCAGAGCACTGTTGCATTGTATCAATAGACAAAGATCTTCTCACAGTTCCAGGTTATCATTGGGACTTTGATAAGAAAGAGATCTTTTTTGTAGATCAAGTTACAGCAGACTACAATTTCTACATGCAAACTCTTAGTGGAGACTCTACAGATGGGTACAAAGGGTGTCCAGGCATAGGCAAAGTCAAGGCACAACGTATACTTGACAAAGCTATAGAAGAAGATGAGGATATGTGGGATGCAGTTGTAGAGACTTATGCTAAAGCTGGGTTTGGACATGAGTACGCCATAGATCAAGCACGTATGGCGTATATATTACGCAAAGAACAGTACGAAGGACTTGACAAGTACCCTAAACTATGGTATCCTAGTGATGAAATCATTGAAACAACGTGAACAGATGGCTGATTATAATAGGGATCAGATGGATAGAGATGAGAGGACAGGAAGAAGAGTATTAGGACAATACGATCCACAGATGAGATACGTGGATACACTAGGTCTTGATCCAGAAGGTGAACAGTCATTTGGTAATGCAAAGTTTGTTGAGGAACTTAAAGATTTTCATAATCAACAGTTCGATGACATAACAAAGCCTGAGCATTATTGTGCTGGGTTTCAGATTGAACCTTTGGATTACATTTTGAAGAATGGTCTTGACTTTTTAGAAGGAAATATTATAAAGTATATATCTCGCTACGATATGAAGGGGGGAGTAAAGGATCTGAATAAAGCAAAGTTTTATTTGGATAAACTAATTGAACGTGAGACTCGTAAGAATGAGTCCTGAGTTCCGTGATTATATTTTAACCAAATTTGAAGAGTATGTATTCGTGACATTACCAACGCAATATCAACAATTTATACATCTGTCTCGCTACTCTCGGTGGGACTATGAACAGGGTAGAAGAGAGACATGGGAAGAAACAGTAAATAGATACTTTAACTTCTTTGCCAAGAAACTAGACATTGACTTTACATCTACACAGACACTACGTGATCTCGTGGATGCAGTTAAGAACCTAGATGTCATGCCTAGTATGAGGTGCCTCATGACAGCAGGGCCAGCGTTAGAGAAAGAGAATGTAGCAGGGTACAATTGTTCCTATGTTCACATAGATTCTCCACGATCCTTCGATGAGATTGTATACATTCTTATGAATGGGACAGGTGTAGGCTTTAGTGTAGAGGAGAAGTACACAAGTAGACTACCTGTGATTCCAGATAAACTACACAAGACTGACACAAAGATCACAGTACGAGATAGTAAACTTGGGTGGGCAAAAGCATTCAAGGATCTGATTGCTCTGTTGTATGCAGGTGTAATACCTGAGTGGGACATGAGTAAAGTGAGACCTGCTGGTTCTGTGCTTAAAACATTTGGAGGCAGAGCCTCTGGACCAGAGCCATTAGTGTCTCTATTTAATTTTACTGTACGGACATTTGAATATGCAAAAGGAAGAAAACTCAAACCAATCGAATGCCACGACATCGTTTGCAAAGCGGCAGAGGTTGTGGTCGTTGGTGGGGTTCGTAGGTCTGCTCTTATTAGTATCAGTGACCTTGGTGATGAACAAATGCGGAAGGCGAAAAGTGGAAGATGGTGGGACGAACATCCTCACAGAGCATTGGCAAACAATTCAGCAAACTATTATGGAAAACCAGACACAGGAACCTTCCTTAATGAATGGACTTCCCTTTACGAGTCAAAGTCTGGAGAACGTGGTATCTTCTCAAGCACAACCGCTAAGGCTCAAACAGAAAAACTTGGAGATCGAAGAGATGCTAGAGAAGACTTCGGTACCAACCCATGTTCCGAAATCATTCTACGATCCAGAGAGTTCTGCAATCTATCAGAGGTTGTGGTCAGAGAAGGAGATACCCAAGTAAAAATAAAGGATAAGATTAAATATGCTACCATACTAGGTACTATGCAATCTACTCTTACTGACTTTAAGTATCTTAATACTGAATGGAAGAAGAATTGTGAAGAAGAAAGGTTGCTAGGTGTCTCATTGACAGGCATTATGGACAACGAATTGACAGCATATCCTACACCTGATATGCTAGAGGACTTTAAGAAAGTAGCGGTTAGAACAAATGATGAATGGGCTAAGAAACTTAAAATCAATCCTTCGTCAGCTATTACATGTGTTAAACCAAGTGGTACTGTGTCCCAATTATGCGACTCTGCATCGGGCATACATGCTAGACACTCCAAGTATTATATACGAAGAGTCCGTATGGACAGGAAAGACCCCCTCTGTAAATTTATGAAAGCAAAAGGATTCCCATGTGAAGAGGATGTGATGAACAATTCTAATATGGTATTCTCTTTTCCTATGCAGAGTCCAGTTAAGTCTATTAAACGTGATGAAATGGATGCCTTAATGCAACTTGAGACATGGCAGATGTATGCTGAACATTGGTGCGAACATAAACCATCGATTACTGTTTCAGTAAAGGAAGATGAATGGGTAGACGTAGGATCATGGGTATATCAGAATTTCGATAGTATCTCAGGAATATCATTCCTACCTCATAGTGATCATATTTATCAACAAGCTCCATACGAAGAGTTTGATGAGAAAGAATACTTTAATCTTATGAGTAAGATACCTATGATAACATGGGGTGAACTAAGTGACTATGAGAAAGAAGATTATACCACAAGTTCACAGGAACTAGCTTGTACTGGAAACGCATGTGATATAATATAACCCATTTATGGACTAAAAACTATGGTTACACAAGAACTAATAAATTATTTAAAGAAATACTACCCTAATCATATTCCTATGGGAGATGTAAATGGTAATCAATTATCATTCTTACAGGGTCAACAATCAGTAATACAACGATTAGAACAAATACTAGAGGAGGATAATGGGAGGTCTACTGGGATCGACTCCGAAAATGCCTGAGATTAAAATGCCACCCCCTCCACCCCCTCCTGCTCCAATGGATCAACCAGAGGTAGCAGAGGCACAATTGGATGCTGGTGCACCATCAGAAAACAAGAGTAAAAAAGAACCCACTGGTAAACGATACCGAGCAAGAAACAGAGGTTCAGGTAAAGCAGGGGGTAGTAGGAAGTACAAAGGTGGTGGACTCAACACAGTCTAGGTTACTAGATATATACATTAAACGTATAGAAACCTCAGAAGAACTTGAGGAACTATATGAAGTGTGTAAATCCACCAATACTTATCCTGTTTTTCCTACACATATTGCTCTAAAGAATGATAAAATAATAGGATGCTTTAGTATACATAGTCCTACAGTACATTGGTGGATGAATCCAAGTACAGTAACTATCAGAGAATCACTACCTATCTTTCAAGCATGTGATACACTCATGTCTGAACGTGGATATAATAGTTATATTATACCATGTGAACCTGAGTCTCCTTTCTTCGGAATCTTGTCTAAAAGACTTGACACAATGAAGACTCAGGGTGGTGATGATTTTAAACTATTCTTAAATAAAAGGTAACATGGGTGGTAATGCAAGTGATGCTATAGAAAGACTTAAACCTCGTAGTGTAAAAGGGGTTGATATGCAAAACTTTGGTGAAGGAATGGCTCATAATTATAGACAACTAGATGCAGGGCTTGGTCAAGATTCTTCCTTTAATAAAGGATTGAACTATTTAACGCAAGGTGCGGCTGATGCAATTAGTCATGGTATTGGACAAGTATCAGATATACTTAACAGGTCAGATCTTAATGCAGGTAATTGGCAAAAAGGTGGTGATAATAAACAAGAAGCCCAAACTGCTTCCGCTAATTACACAGGTCAGGCTCAAACACAAAGGTCAGGCTCAGGTAAACGGAGTTCTGGTAAGTTGACTTCTGATAATAAAAAGTCAGGTAAAGGGAAACGAGCACTTACAATCCAAAAATAACATTATGAGTATTTTTAGCAGGTATGTAAAAAAACAATATAAGAAAGCCAAGAAACATTGGGATCGTTCTGACTTAGGTAGAGCAGGGGGTAAGGTTGTAAAGAGTGCCGCTGAGATAGCAGAAGCTAACAAGAAGGCTTTCAGTCAAGCATACTCAGCTTTATCAGACTCTCAAAAATCTGTGTATGATAATGCAATATCCGCTATAAATAAAATAGGAGAGGATGCTAGAAAGGGTGACTTTGGTAAAGGGATTACCCAATTAAAAGAAGGTGTTTCTAAGAAAATAGAACTTGCTAAAGAGACAGTTAAACGATCTGACTTAGGTTCAGGTGCTGCTGAGAAAGCTGTAAAGCGGAGTGATTGGGGAAAGATGTCCAGAAGATTTAACAGAGGGGCACAGGGTACTTACCGAGGTATGACCAACACTATATACCAAGCAGGGAAAAGGGCAGAAAAAGCAAGAGCATCTGCCGCTAGATCTTTTAACAATAGATACCAAGCTTTACGAGCCTCCGCACAAAGGAGATATGAATCAATTGGAAGGCAAGCTAGATCAGCACGTGATCACGCTGGTAAACAGTTAAGTGCTAGTACACTAAGAAAATTTTCTTTAAAAAGATCAATCAGAGGTACTGCTAGTGGTGCTTCTCAGATGTATCGAAGAGGAGATTTCGGTAAAACCATGAGATACTTTGGTAAACGAACTGGATACACAGGGTCTGATTTTGATAAGACTATGCAAAAGGCTGAAAAAGAGGGAGCAAATATCGTTAATCAAACTGTCGATTTTATTGATAGCCCAGGAAAAGTTATCCTCTCAAATGTAAAGAAAGCTGATCAGTATATAAAAGATAGACTTGGAACTAATGTCCCAACCAGTCAAGAAATATTAACACAAGGTATTCTAGCAGTTGGTAGTAGTTTACGACCAAAGGGAACCCCAAAAGGTGGTCCTTCATCCTCTACTAATACTAATATTGGTGGACCAGGAGGGGGACGAACTATTGGTCAAGGAAGTATGGAGGGACTTCAGGGTGGTGGTCAATTATCCGCAAGTAAACGAAGTAGAACTAGACAGAACAAAAGAAATTTAAGAATTGCTAGAGCATGACAGGAGATCAGTATACAGAAGGTCAACTAGCAAGCATGTACCAAGCATGTTTTGGAGAACGTGAATCGTACCTTCAACGTGCTCGTGATTGTGCCAAGTTATCTATCCCTACGTTAATTAAAGATTCAGGTGATTCGTATTCTACAACATACGAAACTCCGTTTCAATCCATTGGTGCACGTGGTGTAAACCATTTAGCATCTAAACTCCTACTAACTCTACTACCTCCGAACTCTCCGTTCTTCAGACTGACAGTTGACGATTTTGATATTGAAAAACTTGTCGGCCCAGAACAGAGGGGACCAGTAGAAGAGGGGTTAGCTAAGGTTGAGAGATCTGCCATGCAAGAAGTGGAGACTCTCGCATTACGTGTTCCAGTGTTTGAGGCTTTAAAACATTTGATTGTCACAGGTAACTGTCTTCTGTATATGCCAGAGGAAGGTGGTATGCGTGTGTTCCATTTGGATCGCTTTGTAGTAAAGCGTGATCCTATGGGTAACTTATTATATGTCATAACAAAAGAAAATCTAAATGCCAAAACGCTCACAAAAGAAGCAAGAGAAGCCCTCGGTCTTCCAGAACCTGAAGAAGCAGGTAGAGAAACTCCTGAAAAACCTTACGAATTATATACCTACGTTTGTGACAAAGGATCTTACTGGCACATCCACCAAGAAATAGGTCGTGTACCAATACCCGACAGTTATGGTAAATACCCCAAAGATAAAAACCCATTTATACCACTTAGGTTCAGTCGAGTTGACGGAGAATCCTATGGTCGTGGTCTCGTGGAAGAGTATCTGGGAGATCTACGGTCCCTTGAAGCTCTTACGCAAGCGATTGTAGAAGGCTCTGCGGCCGCCGCTAAAGTATTATTCTTGGTAAGACCAAATGGCACCACTCGTATTAATACACTTGCTAAGTCTCCTAATGGAGCAATCGTACAAGGAGATGTTAATGATGTTTCTACACTCCAATTACAGAAAAGTCAAGACTTTCGTATTGCCCTTGACACAATCACACAAGTTAGAGATAGGTTATCATTTGCTTTCTTACTAAACTCTTCTGTACAGCGTAATGCTGAAAGAGTAACAGCAGAGGAAGTAAGGTTTATGGCACAGGAACTAGAGTCGGCCTTGGGTGGAGTATATTCTGTTCTTTCTCAAGAGTTCCAGTTACCATTGGTAAACCTGTTACTTCAGAGACTTGTGAAATCAAAAAAGATGCCTTCGTTTCCAAAGGATACTGTAAAACCACAGATTGTCACAGGTATCGAAGCATTAGGTAGAGGACAAGATCTAAATAAATTAGCACAGTTTCTTGAATACCTTGGTCCACTTGGACCTGAAGCTATTATGCAGAACCTTAACCTAGATGATTATATTGATAGACTGGGTGCTTCACTAGGTATTGACACAGGTGGACTTATAAAGTCTCCTGAGCAAAAACAGCAAGAGCAACAACAAGCTCAAGAACAGCAAGAGCAACAGATGCAACAAGCTCAACAAATGGCTATGATGCAAGATGTTGTTAGAGGTGCCACACCTGCTATGGCAAAAGGATTAGCAGAAAATGCTGGTGAGAATCCTGAAATGGTTCAGGAAATGATCCAAGCAGTAACACAACGATAATATGGAAGAAGTACAAACTGGACAACCAGAGGGTGTAAATCAGGTAGGATCACCAGAACACATTAATCAAATGTTAGCGGCAGTCGATGCTCCTATTGAAACCTTTGACGAAGGAACGGTTCAGGGTAATAGAGAAATTACACATGAAGGAAGACCTGCGTGGCTTCCAGATAAATTTGATTCACCTGAAGCAATGGCACGTGCCTATTCTGAACTTGAGAATAGGTTTCATGCTAATGATGAACAGCTTCAACAGTATGAGAATCAAGCTAATTACGAGCAACAAGCTCAAGAGATCATGGAGACCCCTCCTCACATGGTAGACCAACTACTAGATGAAAGAGGACTTGATTTCTCTGTGTTCCAACAAGAGTATAATGAGACAGGACAATTATCAGAGGATGCTTATAAAGCGTTAGAAGAAGCAGGTATTGAACCTCAGATGGTTGACACATGGATACAAGGTCAAGAAGCAATAGCAGATCAACAGATTGATGCTATCTATAACATGGTTGGTGGAGAAGATGCTTACAATGGTATGCTAGAGTGGGCAGGAAATAATCTACAACCTTGGGAAATGGATGCTTTTAATAACCAAATAGAAAATCTTGATGCAAATAGTATGTTTGCAGTACAAGGTTTAATGGCTAGAATGCAGAATGAAGAAGGAAGTCCTCCAAGATTATTTCAAGGAGAGCCCTCTCAATACTCTGCACCCAAGTATGATTCACTCGCACAACTTACAAGTGCAATGAGTGATCCAAGGTATACTTCAGATCCTGCTTTCAGGAGAGAAGTGACAGAACGTCTGAAACATTCAGAATTGTTCTAATTAGAGAAATCAAACAGTAATACTTAGCCCCTTGCGAGGGAGAACTTTGTGTAACCTTTGGTAGTACCTAAGTTTTATTCATAATATAGCATATTTATAGAAAGGAAATATGGCTACAAATTACGATAATATACATCGGTCTGGTTTAAGGGACGGGTCATCTGATGCTCGTTCTTTATTTCTCAAGCTGTATGCAGGAGAAGTGCTTACAGCATTCCAGTCCAGAAATATTATGATGCCTTTACATCGTGTACGTACTATCTCAAAAGGGAAATCAGCACAGTTCCCAATGACAGGTAAGTACCGAGATGCGTCATACCATACCCCAGGTAAGGAAATTGTTCCTACTACATCAAAGCAAGGGGAAAGAATTGTATCAATCGATGACCTTTTGGTAAACGCTCAGTTTATTCCTAATATCGATGAAGCTATGTCACATTTTGACATACGTTCCATTTATACACAGGAAGCAGGGTTTGGACTATCAAAGGTTGCTGACCAAAATATTCTTCGCCTAGCTATTAAAGCAGCCCTTTGTGAAGACGCTACTATGGCAAATCTTAGTGGTGGAGGACCAAAGATGATCCAAGATTACACAGCATTTGATCATGAGGATTTTACTCAGAATGTTGTTATTGGAGCTTCAGCAGGTACTGATTCCGATAAGGCTAATGGTAGAAAGTCTCAAAAAGTTGCTCAAGCTATTATGGATGCAAAGCGTATTCTTACGAATGCCGATGTTCCAGGTGATCCATTCATAGTTCTGGCAAATGATGTCTATTTTGATATGTTTAAAATAGATCAGACAGATGCTATTAATAGTCTTGCAATCTTCAACCGTGATATTGGTGGAGGAGGAAGTCCTATTGCTGGCGCCGTACCTCAGATACTTGGTATGCCTGTGTACGTAACCAATCATCTTGGTAGTTATGATTCAACTGCTGATGATGCAACTTGGTCAAGTGACCTTTGGTCTATTACCAATAATATAGGTCAACATAAGACTTCACCAAATCCAGATTGGGGATCTGACCAGCCACTTGCGGCTACCGTAGGTTCTGGACGTACTACACAGTACGATACACCTAATAATAGCCATACCGCTTGGAAAACTACTGAAGTAACAAATACTGGTGCTAATGCTGCAGCAAGAAAGACTGCCCATGTCTCCGCTGTAGCTAACCGTGTTTGTGGTTTAGTAATGACCCAGGATGCAGTAGCTACCGCTAAGTTAATGGATATGAGTGTTGAAAGCGAGTATCAAATTAACCGACAAGGTACACTGATGGTTGCCAAGTATGCAATGGGGCATAACGTATTAAGGCCAGCTTGTGCTGTTGCCCTAATCACACCATTGTAATTGGTTATATTGTAACCTCTAGGGAGGACTCTTAACAGGGTTCTCCCTTTTTTTTAATATTCTTATGGATAAAAATAGTGAGATAAAGAAAGCTATTAACACTATGCTTACAAGTATAGGAGAACAACCTATACAGAATGTAGATGATTTAGGGGGATTGTCTGACGCTTCAATAGCTAAGGATATTTTAGACAATGTTTCAAGAGCAGTCCAATCTCGTGGTTGGATATTTAATACTGATCTTGATGTTACCATGAAACCTGATGATGACAAGCACATAAAAATACCAGACAATATTCTTAGAATTGATACTACTACCCGACTACGAGATGCTGATAATGATATTGTAGAACGTGGAAGAATGTTATATGATAGACAAAAAAATGTCAATACATTTGATCCTAACGTAAAAATAAAAGTTGATGTCATTAGAGAACTTGAGTTTCACGATTTACCTGAACCTGCTAAACGCTATATAACCATTAGATCCGCAAGAATATTCCACGATAGAGTTGTGGGAGCAAACGAGTTACATAGGTTTTACCAAGAAGACGAAATGCAAGCGTGGTCTGTATTACTAGAGTACGAAGGTGATACTGCTGATTACAATATATTTGATAACTATGATGTATATAGAGTAGTCGATAGGCTACCTGGAATATCATCTAATAGATTAGGATACAACGTAATAGAATCTTATACTACATAATGCCTCTTATATCTGGAACTGTACCTAGTTTAATTAATGGTATCTCACAGCAACCTCCTACACTGAGGATGCCAACACAAGGTGAAACACAGGTTAATGGGTTATCTCATATATCCAGAGGACTAGAGAAGAGACCATGTACTGAGCATGTTGCTACTGTAGCTGGAGTAACATCCTCTGATTCTAACGATGTCTTTATTCATACTATTCGTAGATCGGAAGATGAAGCGTATGCTCTTGTTGTAAAGGGTGGAGAAGATGGAGGACCAGTTACTTTTGGAATATTATCAAATACTATTACCTATGCTAATCATGGGTTACTTGTAGATAGTCCAGTTGTATTTACAAAAGAATCTTCTGCTTCTCTTCCTACTGGTATTTCAGTCGATACTACATACTATGCACATACTATTACAGATAGTAACACTTTTAGTGTAAAAGCTAGTTTAACTGGTGCACAAATTGATTTAACTGGATCTACTTCTGGAAATGTATATGTTAATAAATCTGATGCAAGTGTAAAACTATTTGATCTTACTGGGTTTGCTACTGGTAAAGCAGGTACAGAAGTACATATTCACCCCTCTACACAAAGCGGTACAGTTACACAAAGTGGCACACTAGATACAAATGTAAATACATATTTACAAAATTTTAGGGGAGCAACAAAGGTATTTGAACCTAATAAACTATCGGCTACCACAATTGCTGACTTTACCTTTTTACTTAATAAGACTCAGGTTGTCAAGAAGAAAACTACTTTGCATACAACATCTAAATATCAGTCGATGGTGTACATAAAAGTAGGAGACTTTGGGGCTGACTATAAGATTAAAATTACAGGGTATGATAAAGCTGAAATGCTAGATAGTGATAAAAAAACTAGCTTTGGTAATTCAGGTGTATTTGAGATTACTTTAAAGACTCCAGATAATAAAACCGAGTCAATGAGTGGTACAGGAACAGGTGCAAAAAGCAAAAGTATTAACAATCAAAATGCAGTTCTTGTAAAAAATATAGCGTATGCTTTGTACAATGGTAACTCAGCAGTAGGATCTTCAGATAAAAATTTAGTTAAAACAAAATTAGTTGCTGATGAGACACTTGAAGGTAATGATAACATTGGTGTAGATTTAAAAGTAAATGGAACCCAAGGACCAGTAATAGATGCAACGGCTGTTAGGACTGACAATGATGCTACGGTTACAAGTGTAGACACAAGAAATGTTAGTGTTGGAGATCGAGTATTTGGAACAGGTGTCCCTACTGGAGCTACGGTTTCTAGTATAACAACAGTAGCATCAAGTGGAACATTAGAAATGAGTGCTACTGCTAATGCTACTTCTAGTGCGGCAGACTTTACTATAGGATACACAAATGATCTTATTTATGAAGATACATCTGGTGTTATCGATAAAGGAACAGTTAGTGTTAATACTACTACGGCTACTTATGGTATTAAAGATTTAAATGCTATGTCAAGTGGTAATCCGTGGACTGTAACTTATGATGAAGGGGAAAGTATCATGACTATTGAAAATAATGAGTTTCCTTTTCTCGTAGAAGTTACAGATGGTAAAGGGGATACCTACATGAAGGCAATCAATGGTCATGATGAGGTACCTAAGTTTTCAGATTTACCAGCAACCAAAGTAAAAAAAGGGTTTGTAGCTAAGATCTCAGGTGATAGAGGATCAGGCCAGGATGATTATTATGTACAATATAAAGACTCTGTATACAAAGAAACCTTTAGACCCAAGTATCCATTAGATACTGATGCTTCAGCTAGATCTGAGCTTGATAACACTACAATGCCAATGCAACTTTACAAAGCATTTGGTACTACTACTTATAATAGCACTACTTCTAGTACAGGAGATGGTATATATTTTATACTAAAACCTGTAGATTGGGCTGCGAGAACTGTAGGTGACGAAACTACAGCACCATTTCCATCATTTGCAGATTATGAAGAAGGTACTAATGGAGTTGACGATGCTTTGTACACCATCAATGATATATTCTTTCACAGGAATAGACTAGGGTTTATCTCTGATGAGAACGTGGTACTGTCAGAAGCCGCAGGATACTTTAATTTCTTTCCAAATACTGTACTGTCAGTCCTTGATACAGCACCTATTGATGTAGCAGTGTCCAACAACCAAGTTGCTATTCTAAAGTCTGCTATACCATTTCAGGAAAACCTACTATTATTCTCTGATCTACAGCAGTTTAAACTAACGTCAGACCAATTTCTCACACCTACGTCAGCTACTGTAGACGTTGCTACAAACTTTGAGACTTCTACAATTGCAAAACCTGTGCCAGCAGGTAAGACTATATTCTTTCCTTTTGCTCGTGGTGCATTCTCAGGTATACGTGAGTACATGATTGACATTGCATCTGAAACCAATGATGCTAATGAGATAACTTCCCATGTACCTGAGTTACTTGTGGGAACTGTAAAGAAACTAGCAGTATCGTCAAACGAAGAACTACTGTGTGTCCTTACAGATGATGACAGAAGTAAAATATTAGTCTACAAATACTTCTACGATAACCAAGAGAAACTTCAGTCATCATGGTCCACATGGCAATTTGATGCGGATATTGTAGACATATCATTTCTAGGTTCTGTAGCAATTATATTATTCAGAAGAGGCACATCAGTTATACTTGAGAAACTTAACTTGAGTGCTGACAATGCTGAGAAGATTATGGATGATAAAATTGGTGTTAAGCTGGATCGTAGAATAAAACTACATGAAGATGATCTTACAACTTCTGAAGAAAATGCTTTGTCAGAAGTAAATGCTCATTATTATAGTGATGTACAGCATGATAAAATTGCTGATACAAGTGGTACCAAGAAAATTCAAATGCACGAGGATAGTATAGGTTATGGGTCTAAGGTAACAATAAAGGCTACCGATGGTATCCTAGCAAAACCTAGAGTTGGTCAAACATTCAAATCAGATCATGAAGCTCTTATAACGTATACTGTAGTATCCTCTGAAGAAATCGTAGGTACTGGATCTAGTGCTAAAGTAGAGATAGAAATTACACCTTCTATTGCTCGTGATGCACCTATGACTACTGATAATATACTTACTTTTGCAGAACGTAAATTAGTGTATGTCACAGAAACAGGAGAAGTAATAAAAGCTAGTGATGTAGGAGGAATATTAAGACTAGGGACTGACTTCTCTAAAACAAAAGGAAACACAGAACCTGCTGTATTTGTAGGAATCCCCTATGATTTCCAATATGAATTTTCAGAACAGTTTGTAAAAAGTGGAGATAACTCAATTAACTCTGGGAGATTGCAAATGAGAAACTTTGAGATTTCCTATGCTGACACAGGGTTCTTTGAAGTAGAGGTTTCTCCTAAACCTTACGACTCTAGGATGAGAAAAATAAGTCATAGAACATTTACTGGAAAACAAATTGGAGCAACATTTCTCGGACAGCAAGATTTAGCAGAGGGAGTGTTCCGTGTTCCAGTATATTGTAATTCAAAAGATGTTAAAATAAAAGTAAAAAGCGACTCGTGGCTTCCTGTCGCTATTCAATCTGCTGACTGGGAAGCCTTTCAAGTGCTTAGAAACCAAAGAATATGAATTATTATATTAGACATTCTAAGAAAGAAGATTGTTATATTCTCTCTAAGACTCTAAGAAAAGAAGATACACAGGAACTCTTTGCATCAAGTGGAGACAATCCTGCACAAGCGTTAATAAAAGCATACCTATGTTCCCATAAGCACTGTTTCTCTATGATGCTTGAGGGAGATGTAGTGGGTATGTTTGGTATAAATGAGATAAATAAGAATGTAGGAGTACCTTGGTTAATGGGGTCTCCTGACCTTACAAAACATAAGTTTGAGTTCTATAAGTTATCAATAGAATATTTGAATACATTTATGGACTCATATAACGTATTATTTAATTATGTAGACCAGCGTAATACACAAGCTATACGTTGGTTAAAGTCACTTGGATTTCAGTTTACCAAGTTAGTACCTGAGTATGGGTACGAAAAGAAACCATTTTACGAGTTTATTAAGGCTAGATATGTGTGATCCAGTTTCTGCTTCAATGGCAGTATTAGGCGTAATGCAAGCTCAACAAGCAAACCAAGCGGCTATGGCACAAGCTAAAGCACAAAACGATGCTTTTGAGGCTAACCAAGAGTTACAAAACGAAGCCTATGCTAAAGATATGGAAGCTTTTTGGAATAAAGAGCTTGACATTAAAATGCAAGGGTTTAAAAATGCTGAAGATGCTGCCGATGCTAAACTAGAAGCACAAATAGAAGCCCAACAAGCGTTCTCTTCGATGAGAATGGCAAACATGGAGATGGGGTCAGGTAAGTCAGGACTTCGTTCTATGGCTGTCTTACGTAGACAAATGGCAAATAGGACTATGGACATAGATGACCAACTAGCGAATGCACAGTTTGGACTACGCAGAGATGTGGAGTCTATTAAGTTTGACAAAATAGCCAGGAGGAACAGTGCTAGAGGACAAATTAACTCTGTGTCAAGAGCACAGTACCCTGATAGTGCAACACGATCTCTAGCTTTGATTACCTCTGGTCTCGGTGGTGCCGCTAAAGGGAGATCTATGTATAATAGTTTAGGTAAGAGTCCTAGTGCTGGTAGTAATTATAAGACTAGAAATCTTATACAAGAAAGTGGAGGAAATCCCTGGACATGAGTGTACAAAGTGAAATACTAGCTCAAACTAAAACACGTGCTAACAAGAAGTCTAACTTAGCTGAACGTGGCAGATGGAACTCTACAAACTCAGGTGCCTTCCTACGTGGTCCTAGAGCAGACAAAGGTATCGGTCAGAAAGCAAAGGCTACTGCTAATTTCTTAGGTGCTCTCATTGGTGAAGCAGGACCGATGATTACAGACAAACTAAAGGAAACACGCAAAGAAGAGATCAACTTTGGTAAAGCATCGTGGGCTAAAGCTACTAAAGAACAGAGGGAGAAGTGGGCTAATGCTATTAAAAACGGGTACGCATTTGAAGGGGATTCTCCATATTTTAGACAGGGGGTTGCTATTGCCTACACTGAGTCTCTTGCAAGCAAGTACGCTCAGGATCTTTCACAAGGATATGAAGCGTGG